CGTTCATATAGAGACCATAGATCTTTTAGACTTTTTGTTGTTTGAAGCAAAATCAGGAAAAAAGTATTGTATGCAAACAAAAAGGTGAGAGGTTTCAATGGGGAGAGAAAGTCGCGATTAGTACAGATAAAGTGATGGTAAATAGCATGTTGAAAATGATAACTAGAACAAAATTCGCTAAGAGTGCCAGAGATTGAGTTGAAAAGCCGGAATGTTAAATAAAACAACAAGATGAGAAATAAAACAGTAGATAGCAAAAACCCTGATTAGAAAATCTAATCAGGCTCTTCAGAATACTTGGCTCCTCCAGCTGGACTCGAACCAGCGACATACGGATTAACAGTCCGCCGTTCTACCGACTGAACTATGGAGGAACTCCTTAAGACGGGATGGATGTTAACGATACTTTGATCGTTTGTCAAAGCAGAAAATGACAATAACTGTTTGATTGCTGAGAATGTGTACTTATCGTCGGGTTTTTGATCTTGTTTGTGTTTTTGGTATTGTTTAGCGGACTCTAATAATCCACTTTTTAGGAAAAAATCTCTTCGATAGGCAGTCAGTTACAGTATTTATACTTTAGAAATGAATTTGAGTATCGGAAGATGAAGAGAGTAACCAGTGGGCAGGGGATGAAGTACAAAAAAATATCAGGTAGCGGAAATAAAAGGGGTTATTGTTTTTTGAGGAATAAAAAGCAGAAAGCCCGACGAGTAAAACTAATCGGGCTTTCCAGAATTTGGCTCCTCCAGCTGGACTTGAACCAGCGACATACGGATTAACAGTCCGCCGTTCTACCGACTGAACTATGGAGGAATTGGTTTGTTCCTGAGAACGGGGCGAATAATACAGGGTAGGCTTTAGTGTTGTAAAGAGAAAAAAAGAAAAATAAGTTCAAATGGTTGATTTTGAATCAAAATGATGGTTTTTTGTTTTTTTGATGGGTTTCCGGTTAGTTCAATGTAATGAACCACAAAGAATGAGAAACAAATTATAGGGAATTGGCGGAAATTTATTGGAATAAATTGGTATTGCAATTTTTAATTAAAACGGGATAATGCGGTAAATCATGAAACTAAAGGATTCCGTTATGTCTGGTCGAAAATCATTTACATCACAACTTCCTTCCGAAGTTATTGCAGAACTACATCAGCGTATTAGAGTTGCCCGCTATGGCGAGCATGAATCTCTGGTTCGTTGGTTGGAGTCATTAGGTTACTCGGCTTCACGCTCTGGTATGCACCGTTATGCAACACAATTGAAACGTAAAGACGGGTATCAAGGCGTTGCGGGCTCGTTTGTCTTAGAGGCTGCTTTAAATGACGCCCCTACGAGAGATCATAATCTTGTAGCCTTATATCAAGAGCTGGGGGAGCTTGAATACCGAAGAGCATTATTAATTGAACGAATTCGGGAAATTACGGAATCAAAAATTTATTAATTGCTTTTTTAGTGTTAGCCAAGAGATCATTAACTAAAATGAGAAAAATTTTGAGTTAGACGTTTTCGGTTCACTTATTTTGGTAAATGTAGGGCGTGCACGATCATCTGTTTAAATCATCTTTAAATTTCTTTTAAGCTAATGGGCCTGGCAGCCCATCAGCTGGCTTTGCTCTTGCTGCTTAAATGGCGGTCAGTTTCTTTTTGCCCTTCTCCCCTGATAGATTCCAAAAATCTCTGGCGCTGTTCATCAGTCAATGAATCGTACATACGGGCGACCAACAGAGCGTGACCAGATACATCCAGTTTTTCAAGTGCTTCTTCTGATGATTGCTCTTGATTATTGTCTGTTGATGATGGTTGCAGTATTACACCAAGACCTAGTCTCACAACTCGCATAATGATTGCATCTCTTTCATCTGGCGTCATTCTATGTAGAAATTCTAACCAAACTTTTTCTTGTGTCTCGGTGACGTGTTCTGGGTTTTTCCTTAATTCAGGAGCACTATCTACATCGCTACCATTTGCCAGCCACTCAATAGAAACCTCGCATTTTTCTGCGAGCAAGGCTAATTTATCCAACGAGGGATATGTCTTACCGGATAAATAGGTTCTTATCGCAGCTTCTGATATACCGCATCTTTTAGCTAGGCTATTACCAGATTCACTTCCCATAGCTTGCCTGAGCCTATCTTTAAACTGTGTTATTTCGTTTCGTATAAAAACACGATGTATATTTTTATCATTACTTGCATATTTTTCTTTGTCATTCATTGAGATTTCTAGCTCCAGACTTAGATTTTACTCTTCGCATAAAAACACTAAGTCAAGATTAATTCGTGTTTTTATGCGAATATATTTATATCCATACCGATAATCATTAGGGATTATCGCAGCAAATTATCGGAACAGATAATTATAAGGATCGCATGATGTCATTAAACTCGCAAGACTGGCACCGCGCAGATATTCGCGTAGCATTAGAAAAACGTGGCACAAATCTACGCACATTATCAGTAAAGGCAGGGTTGGCGGCCGATACGTTACGCAATGCGTTAATCAGGCCATGGCCAAAAGGAGAAAAAATTATTGCTCAGGCTATTGGAGTTGAACCTGCGGTTATCTGGCCGAGCCGTTATTCAAAACAATAGAAACTTGTAAGGGTGGGACATGGATATTTGGGTGACAGCACAAGAGTGTATCGGGCTACCGAATTTACCAACAGCCCCTTTTAACATCTCTAATCGTTTAAAAAAATTCGCAACTGACGACATGATCCGCAAGCGTGAAGGTTCTAAGGCATTTGAGTTTCATATCAACTGCCTGCCGCCAGTGGCCCGTGCGGCAGTATTGAAAAAACAAGGCGTTATTGAGGTGGCAGGCAATCCGATTGAGATTAAAAAACGCCAGACCGACAGCTATTCCCGCGAGCTGCTTTGGCAGGGCTGGAACAACGCCCGCGACAAGCAGCGTGAAAAAGCACGCGAACGCTGTGAAGCGATCATCGCCGTGGCGGAATTGCTGGACAGTGGCATTGATACACTGACCGCGTTTGATTCTGTCGGGGACGCGCTGTCGATAGCGCCTGCATCAATACGGCGCTGGTACTATCAGGCGAAGCCGTTTGACCGTTCGGACTGGCTGGCCGCACTGGTCAGCCAGCACGGGCACAGCCTGTCAGCACGCCGCCAGAAAGAAGCTGAGTGCACCCCGGCAGCCTGGGATTGCTTTCTGGCTGATTACCTGCGCCCTGAGCAGCCCGCATTACGTACCTGCTATGCCCGCCTGACCGAAGCAGCGGCGGCGCATGACTGGGCAATACCCAGCTTGTCATCCCTGCGCCGCAAGCTGGCGCGTGAAGTCCCCGCTGAACAGGTGGTGCTACTGCGCGAGGGAGAACACGCCCTGATGCGGTTGTATCCGGCTCAGGAACGTACCGTACTGGATCTGGATGCGATGGAGTGGATCAACGGTGACGGCTATCAGCATAACGTGTTTGTCCGCTGGTTTAATGGTGAAATCATTCGCCCGAAAACCTGGATCTGGCAGGATATCCGCACCCGCAAGATTCTGGGCTGGCGTACTGATGTCTCTGAGAACAGTGACAGCATTCGCCTGGCGCTGGCGGACGTGGTGGAGCAATACGGCATTCCCAGACACGTCACCATTGATAATACCCGTGCCGCCGCCAACAAGTGGATGACGGGCGGTGTACCGAACCGCTATCGGTTCAAGGTTAAAGAGGACGATCCGAAGGGCATCATTCCCCTGCTGGGAATTAAGCTGCACTGGACAAGCGTTTTGTTTGGCCGCGGTCATGGTCAGGCCAAGCCGGTGGAACGCGCCTTTTCCCACGGCGGGCTGGGGGAAGTGGTTGACCGCCATCCGGCGTTGGCGGGGGCGTATACAGGTCCAAACCCGATGGCCAAACCAGATAATTATGGTGACCGGGTAATTGAGGCCGACACCTTTTTACAGGTACTGGCGGAGGGGGTCGCCTTCTGGAACCGGCAGCCGAAGCGGGATACCGAAGCCTGTCAGGGGATATTGTCTTTCGATGCCGCCTTTGAACAGAGCTATCAGGCCAGCGCTATCCGTAAAGCGACGGCAGAACAGCGCCACCTGCTGCTGTTACCTGCTGAGTCGGTCACGGTTAACAATGGTACCTTTACCCTGAATGCGGGTGGCAAGATTGCGGCACGCAAGAACCGTTACTACAGCGAACTGTTGCTGGGCATCAAGCCCAATAAAGTGGTCATCCGGTTTGATCCGCAATCCCTGCATGACGCGGTACTGTGTTACACGCTGGATGGCCGCTTTATCTGTGCCGCCCAGTGTATTGAGAAATCGGGCTTTGGTGATACCCAGGCGGCCCGTGAACATGTTCGCAACCGGACGCGGTTTGTTAAACGCACCAAAGAGGCCACCACAGCACAACGCCGCATGACGGCACTGGAAGTGGCTGAGTTAATGCCGGAGACCGTGGCACCTGAGCCACCGGAAACCCGGGTTGTTGAGATTTACCGGGCCGCAGGTAATACCGTCCGCCGGGAAGAGGTCGATATGCACACCGAAACAGAACACGACTACGACTCTGCCTTTGAAAATGCCGTGGCCCGGTTACACGAACAGCGGCAGAAAAACACAATTTAGGGGGAAGTATGAGCAACATTATTGAACTGACACCCGCGCAAACGGCACAGGCTGACGTGCGTGCCGCCATCAGAAGCGCAGTTGAACATGACGGGGTGACCTACAGCCATATCGCCCGTGAAAGCAGCCTGTCCGGCACGGCGCTGTCCCAGTTTATGAACGAAAGTTACCGCGGTGATAATGACAGCGTGGCCAACAAACTGTCGGTCTGGCTGGAAAACCGTTCCCGCCGTGCCAGTGAAATGCCGGCAGCCCCGGATTTTGTCCAGACTAAAACCGTCCGGCAGATTTGGAGCGCCCTGCAATATGCCCAGATAGCCCAGTGCATCAGCGTGATTTATGGCAGTCCGGGGGTGGGCAAGACCAAATCACTGCAACAGTTTGCCCGTGACCGTCCGAATGTCTGGCTGATTACCGTTTCTCCTTCCCGTGCCAGCCTGAGCGAATGCCTGTATGAACTGGCACTGGAACTGGGCATCGGGGATGCGCCCCGACGAGCGGGACAACTGGGCCGGGCGGTCCGCCGTAAGCTGCGTGGTACATCCGGTCTGCTCATCATTGATGAAGCGGATCACCTGGATTATCCCGTACTGGAAGAATTACGGATTTTGCAGGAAGACACAGGGATTGGGCTGGCGCTGGTCGGCAATCATCAGGTGTATTCGAAACTGACCGGGGGCAATTCCCGCAATGTGGACTTTGCCCGGCTGTTCAGCCGTATCGCCAAGAAGGTCGCCATCCTGAAAACCAAGAAAGACGATGTACAGGCGATTTCAGCCGCGTGGGGATTGGGTCAGCAGGAACGCGCACTGGTGCATCAGTTGGCTGAACGTCCGGGCGCCCTGCGCACGGTTTCACACACCCTGCGGTTAGCGGCCATGTTTGCCCACGGTGCTAATGAGACCTTGAATGAAACGCACATCCGGGCGGCAGTCAAAGATCTGGAGGGAACCACACTATGAACAACAGTTCGTTAACCATGGCGTTCAACAGGGCGGAGCTGGCGATATCTGCACTGAAACAGGCAGGCTTTACGGTGATTAGCGTTATGATACGCGACAAGGCGCCCCGGATTCAGATTGCCCGCCATATGCAATGTGATCATTTAATTCAGAATGGTCAGGCGAGTTACCGACATCTGGGCCGCTACGGTCGGCAGGGCTGGTTTACTCAATACGGTTGTCAGGTTTATTGGTCGGAATCATTACATTAAGGGGAGCATCATATCATGGCAGTCAAAATTGAAATCTTAATTACCAGTGAGTCAGGGGAATTACGGCATGAGTTGCAGGCAGGTGCGGCAATTGCGGGGGAATTCACCCATCAGGAATATCGGGCGGCTGAACGCCTGTACAGCGCTATCGGTGAGCTGCTGAGAAACCATAGCGGGGGCAGTCTGGTGATGCACCAGGCAGCAGCACAGCACAATCTTCACTAAATTAACGTTAGGTTATAAAAAAGGTAAAAATAATGTCAAAACAATTTACGACTCAAAACGCACCGGAAGGTTACTGGGTTGATGCCAAGGGGATTCTGACGCCTGTCGAGATCATCAAAGAGATTGATCAGGAACGTGACCAGCTGGTGGGGGAAATCGTGAAGCTTTCTGTCAGGGTGAACGAGGCACTGGACGCACTGAAAACCCGGGCATTCGCTGACATACAGGCATTCGTTGATCTCTCTGCCGAGAAGTACGGTGCGGTTAAGGGCGGGCGCAAAGGTAATGTGACATTGTACAGCTACGACGGCCGTTACAAAGTTCAGCGTGCCATGCAAGACCGGATAGCCTTTGATGAACGTTTACAAGCCGCTAAGTCCTTAATTGATGAATGCCTTGCCGACTGGACGGAAGGGGCCCGCCCTGAAATCCAGACCCTGATTAACCAGGCGTTTATTACTGACAAAGACGGTGACATTAATGCGGGGCGGGTGCTGGCACTGCGTCGCCTCAATATTGAGGATGAGCGCTGGATAAAAGCGATGGTCGCCATTGGTGAGGCGTTACAGGTCATTGGCAGTAAATCCTATCTGCGTGTCTATGAGCGCATTGGGGAGACTGACCAATATCGGCCCGTGGCCTTAGATATTGCGGGGGTGTGAGATGGCCGGACGTATTCACGAAAACAGCGCCCGCAATCACTACGCCGCCTGCTCATTAGGTGCTGCCCGTGCAGAACGTCACGCCGATTATCAGCACGCGGCTTCGTTATGGGGTAAAGCTGCTGATGTCGCCCGCAGTGCACCCGCCCGCTGTTGGGCAGAACGGCGCAGCGAGTTTTGTCAGAACGCCGCTGCAAAAGGCTGGGGAAAACCGGATGAAAGCGCAGCAGTTTAACCAGCGTTACCCTGTCGTGCAGGGCTTTATTTATCAGCCCAATCAGTTTCTGCGTGGCGGTCAGGTTGTCAGAACGATTGAACAGGCACAGGACTTAACCCATATGACCGTGGTGGAAATCAGTACCGAGCCGTATTTAGTCCGCATTGAACATTTAACACCATCGTAATATAACAAGCTGAAAATTAAATACTTTTATTAATTGGCGTAAACCCGCCGGGGCAGGCTTACGCCAAAATTCAAGGAACACGAATGAGCATTGATAACATTGATTTGGCGCTATTAAAACAGGAGCTGGTTGACTGGCATGAAACGGCCAATGAGGGCTGTGATTTGTTAATAGAGCACGCAGATAAAGAATTACTGTTTCCATCTCATCGGAAAAAGCTGCGTTTTAAAACGCCACAGGAAATCAGTGCATTCCGCGCTGGTGTTCTACTTGCAAAAAGCCAATTTAGTGACCTGCCTTTTGTTGGAGATGAACATGAGTAAATTTCAACAAATCTCGCTGGTCGCCGCCATTGCAAAAGAGCTGGGTAACCAACATTGCAATGACTGGCCGCGGGGTGGTTGCCAGTCTGGTTGTGCAGCCTATAAGTGAGGTGATTAATGACCAGACACCAATTGATTCGCCTTATTCATATCGCCAAGACTCAACTGAAGCTTGACGACGAAACCTACCGTGCGGCACTGGCTGCCGCCACGGGCAAATCATCCTGCCGGGGTATGTCCCATGCGGAATTAAAAGCAGCCTATGGGGCCTTTGTTGAACGCGGATTTAAACGCCGTTTTAAACGGGATCACCAACGGGTTAAACCCGGTTTAAACGGCCGGACGAAAGTCCCGGAAATTACCAAAATCCGCGCCATCTGGATCACCATGCACCAGCAACAGTTCTTAACCGAAGGTTCTGAAACCGCGCTCAATCAATTTGTCCAGCGCCAGACCGCTAAAACCAATGGTGGCGCGGGCGTGGCTGAGGTCGGCTGGCTGGATGCGTCGCTGGCGTCTCAGGTGCTGGAATCGCTGAAACAGTGGCATATCCGTATGATGCTGGATGCCATGATCCAACGGGGCCAGCGCCTGCCTGAACGGCGCGGCTACGATGCGGTGTGTGAGGCGTACAGTAGGGAGGTAGGGCTATGAGGATCGGTCGTTGCCCGGTTTGTCATTCTGATTTTCATCTGGATGCGGTGCTTGAGGAGGATGCTGCCCGTCAATTGCTGGCGAAACTCACAAACTTACCCGGCGGTTGTGCCCGGCACTTGGTGGCGTATATCGGTCTCTTTCGGCGTGAGAAAAATAACCTGTCCAACAGCCGGGCATTGAAACTGGCGGAAGAAGTGCTGGCACTGTATTCCTCTAACCGGGTATTGGCTCATGCGCTCAGTGAAACGGTTGAACGCCTCCGGGAGAAGCGGCTACAGGGGGATAACAAGCCGCTGACCAACCACAACTACCTGAAAACAGTTTACCAGTCCTCCGCGCAGCAGTTTGCCCAGAGCAGCGCTATTAGTGCCAGGGAACAGAAACAGGTGTCGGGATCGGATACCCGTGATGCCTATTTTAAACAAATGCAGCAATATGGTGTTGATTTGACTACACTACCCGGAAGCAAAGAGTGGTTAGAACAACAAGCAGGGGGTTAAATGGATAGTGAATTAAGCAGTATCTTTTTTACATTAATACCGATTGCGGCTGCGTTCTGGGTTTATTTTGATGCCTACCAGAATCGGATTGGCACCTATCGTGATGAACTGAACCGGCTCCGCGGGCATTCGCCAGTCTGGTGGGGAGCATTGACTTTATTGTTACTTATTGTCTTCCTGCCTATCTACCTTATTCGGCGAAAAACATTATTGGAAATTGCGAAAGAGCATCCTGCTAATAGTGATAAAAGTATCGGAATTTTAGTCATATCAATACTGAGTGTGATCATATTCTGGTATTACAATTTTAATTATTAACGGGTTGACAATATGAAAAATCTACCCCTCTTTGCCGAGAGCCATGAAGCATTAGGCCAGCTATTGGATCAGCTGGAGACTATCCCGGAAGCCGAGTTACAGACCCGCTGGCCTCAGCTGCTGGCCGATATGGTGGATCTGTTCCGTACCGAACTCCAGCGGCAGGGCTACGGTGAACCCGCCGCCCGGCTGTCAGCCAGTAAGCTGGTCGGCGCTCTGGCGCATTACTACGGCGGGTGGGCCGTTTATCTGCCCACCGGGGAAACCCTGAAAGCGGCACTGCGTGATAACCAGTTATTCAGTGAATGGAGCCGTTCCCGCGGTAACGTGGATCTGCTGGCCCGAAAATATTCCCTGACCCACTCAACGGTTTATGCGATACTGCGGCAACAGCTGGCGTTGCACCGTAAACGTTACCAGCCCGCCCTGTTCGACTGAATAAGATAAGACCCGCTTCGGCGGGTTTTTTGTTTGATACCCCACAAACCCAACATTCCCCCCCTAACCCCGATGATGAGCTACCCCTTATTGACAGGTTGCCATCATGACTCACACCTACAGCGTTGCGTTTCTCCATGCCATTAACTCCCTGCTGCCGATGGAGGGCGGGTATGTCAATGACCCGCATGACCGGGGCGGTGAAACCCAGTACGGCATCAGCCAGCGCAGTTACCCCCGGCTCGATATCCGGGCATTAACCCAAGACGATGCCACCGCGATCTACTATCGCGATTTCTGGCTGACCGCCGGGTGTGAACGGGTCCCCGCGGGGATTTCACTGGTGCTGTTTGACAGTGCCGTTCAGCATGGGGTGGTGTCGGCCATCCGGCTGTTGCAACGCGCGGTGGCCGTGCGGGATGACGGGATTCTGGGCACTCAAACTCTGGCAGCCATTGCCGTCACGGTACCGGATGACCTGCTGCACCGGCTGATCAATCAGCGTGCCCGCTACTATGCCCAGATTATCGCCCGCAATCCCCTGCAACAACGGTTTTTACATGGCTGGTTCAACCGGCTGGACAGTCTCGTTCAGGCTGCCCGGGAGGTGATGTGATGCTGCCGCCGCCCATTCCCGCCCCGTTGCTGCAAAAACAGATCCCCGCACTGCGCAACCCGCGCTATTACAGTATTTACCAGAGTGGCCGCGACCGTTGCCTACAGCAGGCACTGGCCGGAAACGATATCAGGGCAGTGCCGCTGTACAGCCACAACGCGACGTACCAGTCGCTATTTCATCGAGGCTGGTTATCGGTCAGTGCGCAGGATATCCGGCTGGCGAAAGCGGAGGTCTGCCATGCTCGCCATGCTTAAACAATTGCTTACCAATCCCGCCAGCGGGCGTTTTTCCACCTCGGATACCACCCTGTTTGGTGCCTGGGTTGCCAGCACGGGGGTGCTGTTGTGGTCGGCCGTTTCAGGCCAGCTGTCTGAATGGTTGTTTGTCGGTTATCTGGCGGCGTGGGTCACCCAGAATCAGGCGTCAAAACAGGCGGCCATCAAACGGGATAAGGAGTGCCTATGACTCACGTGAGGACGCGCTATGGTCTCACGGCCATTCTCAGTGCCGCACTGGGCGGGGGGGCAGCGGCGTGGTGGGTCACCCAGTCCATGCAGTCTGCGGTAGATGCCGAAATCCAGCACCGTCAGGCGGCCGAACTCACTTTCTATCAGTCGCAGAAAGCCACGGCCGAATTGCATGCCGCGGCTCTCCAGCGGCTGGTCACTGAACAGCAGGAGCAGCAACAGAAAAATGCCGATTTATCCAACAAACTGTATGCCGCCCTTACGGGGTTATCCCAGACGGCAAAACGCATTGAAAACCAGATACCCGCGGCACTGGCCCGCGATGGGGCTGGTTATAACGGCATTGGCCCTGACGGGTTGCAGCTCTACCAACAGGCCCTCGGTTACAGTCACACCGCCGTTGATCGTGTCGGCCTGTCCGGTGATCCCCACCGCCCTGCTGCAACTGCCCCCCAGACCCGCGACGCCCCGGTCAGGGACGCCCGCTGCGCTGCTGGCCCATGCCAGCCAGTACGGTCAGTGGAGTCAGGCACTGGCCCACAGGTTACGGGCCATTCAGACCTGGGCGGCACAGCAACAGGCACGACACCATGAGCAGGCTGATCGATAAGGCGTGCGCGCTGGAACAATGGCACCGTGAACAGGCGCTGGCCGCGCATTTACAGCGCACGGCACAGGCCGGGGACGGGACGTGCTTTGACTGTGGTACTGCCATTGACCCCGCCCGGCTGGCGATCAATCCGGCCTTTGAACGGTGCATCGGGTGTCAGGAACATATCGAACACAGGGAGAAATATGCTGGACGTGCTTAGAGAAAACTGGGCGATGGTCTGGGCAGCGGCCACCACGGCGTTTAACGTCATTCTGGTGCTGCTCAGTAAAACCTACGCCAAACGGGATGAGATGGAAGGGCTTAAAATGCAGGTTCATCAGTTAGAAATTTCATTATCGACGCTCCCAAACCGTCAGGAACTGCACACCCTGCAACTGGACATTGCCAACCTGCGCGGTGACCTCAGTGCGCTACAACCGGAATTACGTCAATTACGTCATCTGAGTGATCTGTTATTACAAAACGAACTCAAGGAAAAAAGCTAATGTCAGCCATGCGTGAAATCTTAAATGCTGACCAGCGGCTGGTGCTGCTGCGTTCGCTGGCCGAGTGTGGCGGTGATGCCAATGAATCGGTGTTACAGACCTGTCTGGATGCCTACGGTCACCGTATCAGCCGTGACGTGGTGCGCTCGCACCTGTTCTGGCTGGAAGAACAAGGGCTGGTTTCCCTGAACAATGTGGCCGGGTGTCTGGTCGCCACCCTGACCGGGCGCGGGGCTGATGTTGCCGACGGCCGCAGTCAGGTGCCTGGCGTCAAACGTCCGCGCCCACGGGGGTAATGATGACTGATAAACGCACCCGTGGCCGTCCCTCAAAAATTGATCTGTTGCCTGTGTCCATCCGTGACGAACTGCATCAGTTGCTGCGTGACAAACGTCATACGCAAGCCGATATCCGTGCCGCCGTTAATGACCTGATTGACAGTGCCGGCTTGCCGGATGACCTCAAAATCTCCCGCACCGGCCTGAACCGTTATGCGTCCCGCATGGAAACGCTCGGTGCCCGCATTCGTGAGGGGCGTGAAATTGCCGATGTCTGGGTATCCCGTCTGGGGTCTGCGCCCACCTCCGATGTGGGTAAACTGCTCCAGGAATTCGTGAAGTCACTGGCCTTTGAAACCAGTATGAAGCTGGCGGAAAGTGAGGATGTTGTCGAACCCAAGGCGTTATCCCAGCTGGCGCTGGTCGCCGCCCGCATTGAGCAGGCCGCCATGACCAGCACCAAACGCGAAAAAGAAATCCGCGCCGCCTTTGCGGCGGAAGCGGCCGAGCAGGCAGAGAAAATCGTCAGACAGGCCGGGCTGACAACGGAAGCGGCGGCAGATATCCGCCGTCAGATACTGGGGATCGCCTGATGCAACAGAACCCCGCCACCGAATTTATCATCAACGCCGCCCATGATGCGACGTTCGATCCGAATGCGGTCTTACTGGGCTACCAGCGGCGCTGGATAGCCGATGACGCGGTACTGAAGATTGCTGAAAAATCCCGCCGGACCGGGCTGACCTGGGCGGAAGCCGCCGATGCCTCGCTGACGGCGGCGCTGTCGCGTGAAGCAGGCGGTACCCATCATTTCTATCTCGGCTCCAATAAAGAAATGGCGCGGGAATTTATCGACGCTGCCGCCATGTGGGCCAAAGCCTACGGGCTGGCCGCGGGCGAAGTAGGGGAAGAAGTTTTCGCCGATGAAGATAAGGACATTCTGACCTTTGTTATCTACTTCAGCAGCGGGTTTAAAGTGCAGGCTCTGTCCAGTAACCCTAAGAACCTGCGCGGGATGCAGGGCAACGTCACCATTGATGAAGCGGCGTTTCATGAGAAGCTGGCCGAAGTGCTGAAAGCGGCGCTGGCACTGACCATGTGGGGGGCCAAAGTCCGCATTATTTCAACTCATAACGGCAATGAGAACCTGTTCAATGAATTGATCCAGGATTCCCGCGCCGGCCGCAAGCGCTACTCTATCCATACTATTACCTTAGATGACGCTTGTGATGATGGGTTATATCGTCGTATTTGTCAGGTTCGACGCCAAGCATGGTCACAAGCCAAAGAGGATGAGTGGAAGGCCAATCTGTTAAAAGACACCGCAACTGAAGATGATGCGTTAGAAGAATATTATTGTGTCCCTAAACAGGGTTCAGGTGCGTATATTCCGCGTGTGTTGATTGACCGTGCTACTGATGAAAATTGCCTTGTTGTTCGTTTCAGTATGCCTAAAGGCCACATGACATGGACAGAAGACGAGCGTGTGAGCACGGTTGATACTTTTATTGCGGAAGAGCTTTATCCCATCATTAACCAGTTTGATCCTGATACGCGCCATGCGTATGGGCAGGACTTTGCGCGTCACGGTGACTTGTCGGTTATCGGTGTCGGCAGTCGGGCAAGACACCCGTCGCGTACTGAAGCTGACGACTGAGATGCACGATGTGCCTTACAACCAACAGCGCCAAATTGCGCTGGCCGTGATTGATGCCTTACCTCGTTTGGTCGGGGTTGCGGTTGATGCCACCGGGAACGGCGGTTATTTGGGGGAAGCGCTATTGCTTCGTTATGGCGAGGATATGGTCGATGCCATTCACATTACCGATAATTTTTATCGTGAGTGGTCACCGAAATACAAGGGGCTTGCCCGGGTGACTGGGCAGGTCTACTCAACCCTCCCCAAAACGGCTTCAGT